AGCGGTTTTTCGTATGATGGGATCGAAGGGATCGGACTTTTGGACATCGCCAATGGAACTTTTGGCACTTCATACGAGGCGGGAAAGTTCCAAAACAACCAGACCAAGAAAGGTTTTCGCGGAAAGTTGATTTTACAGGCACCTCCGGCAGCGTTTCGCAAGGCTGAGGACGCCAAAGAGTTTATCGACCAGTTTAACGCGTCCGAGCTAGGCAGCGACAACGCGGGCAAGGCTGGTCTGTTGCGCGAAGGCATCACGGCCAACGCGATTTCGATGTCAAATAACGACGCTCAATTCGTCGAACTCCAAAAGTTTAATCGCCAAGACATCGGCATGTTATTTGGGCTTGATGCGATGCCGGGCGATGGCGAAACCGACTCTTACAATTCGCGGGAACAAGCAGCGATTAACTATCTTCAATGCTTGGATCGGTGGCTTGTCCAGTTCGAGGAGCAGTGCGATATGAAACTCAGGACCGAGTCGGAGCGTCGTCTCGGTCGAGTGTATTTCAAATTCAATACCGCTGCGATTCTGAGGACTGATTTGAAGACCACGATCGATGCTTTCTCGATTGCGATTGCTTCGCGGATTATGAACCCGAATGAATGCCGATCAAAACTGGATCTCAATCCATACGACGGCGGCGACGAGTTTATCAACCCCAATATCCAGCAGTCCAGCGGTTCAGCGAGTCCAGGCGAAGTTGAAGACACGCAAGAGGACGACAGCGAAGACGCTTCTGACGACGATACCACGCAGGCCAGGAACGCTAGAGCGGTCGAAGAAACGCTCCGCAGTCTGATCAGGACTGAGGCCAACAACGCAATCAACGCATCTAAAAAGGCTGGTTTTGTGGCTTGGATTGGTCGCAACTACCCGCGATGGGAAAACAAGCTTGCTGACAAGTTTGAAGCGATCGGGCTCGATCGGGACTTGGCTACCAAACATTGCCAAGAATCGACGCAGCAACTCGCTACGGTGGCGGCTCAATACGGCCAAAAAGACTTGGAAAACGCGGTTAAAAACACGGTAGGAACTTGGGAAAACAGGGCAATCAGCCTACAGAAAGGGAAAGAATGATCGAAATCATTAACGAAACCAACGAAATCATTTTGAGCGGCGTTGTCGGTGACGGATGGGGCGACGATCCGATTACCAAGGGCGGAGTGCGAAAAGCGTTGAAGTCTTTCGGCGATGGCCCTATCACTGTTCGCATCAACTCCCCAGGTGGCGCGGCCGATGAGGGGATCGACATCTTCAACATATTGAAAGACTACCCTGGCGAGGTCACAACGATCAACGACAGCCTAGCGGCATCGGCGGCTAGTGTGATTTTCCTGGCAGGTTCAAAGCGGCTTATGAACGACGGCTCTAGGGTAATGATTCATCGAGCGATGAGCATTGCTTTCGGCAACCAGGAAGAGATTCGCAAGACGCTACAGGCTCTTGAGGCTTACGACGCGTCGCTACTGGACATCTACAGCCAATATCTACTCAACGATGACAAGCCCGCTATCGAGGCGATGCTATCGGCAGAAACTTGGTTCGACATTGACGGGGCTATCGAATCGGGATTGGCAACGGCTCGATACATCAAAGACAACGGCGACCGGAAGAAAAAGAAAATGACATCGCAATTCGACCAAGCAAAATCCAATTTGCTTCGCTCGAAGATGGCCCAATTTACGCGGGGGCTTGACTCGGCAAAATAGTTTGCTAGTCTGATTGGCACTGAGCGAAAGTCTCAACAAGCTTGCAACTGATTAGCGGCAAGACGGTACACGGTTCAAAATTTTTGTCCCGTGGCAGTCATGCCGCTATTTTGGTTTAACGACTGCCACAAAACACAGGAGCAGTCGGAATGAAAAGCAGCAAGCAATTGCAAAGTGAAATTGAGGCCTTGCAAGCCAAGGTACAAGCGATCCAAGCGGTCGCACAAGAAGAAAACCGCGATCTATTGGCAGACGAACAAACCGAGATCGATTCGATCGTTGGCGACGACAAGAGCCCAGGGCAGATTGCCAATCTTGCCAAGGATCGAGAGCGAGCATTGAAGGTCGAAGCGTTGGTGAGCAATGCGGCCAGGACGGTTCGCGAAACTCAAGTCGACTCGGTCGAAGCAGCAGCAAGCAAACCCTTCAAGATTCCAGCCAAGGCACGAGCAACCAAGACGCTCAATGCTTTTAAGGGCCAAGACGCTGAAATCGAAGCGTATCGCTCCGGCAAATGGATTCAGGCGACGCTGTTTAACGATGCCAAGGCTCGTCAGTGGTGCGTCGATCATGGCGTGGAAAACGTCATGAGCGGGTCCAATGATCTTACCGGCGGGACTTTGGTTCCACCTGAGTTTGAAACCGCTGTTATCAGCCTTTTTGAGTCCTACGGCGTCATTCCGCAGCGGGCACGAAACTACCCGATGTCTTCCGACGTGCTTTCGGTACCTCGGCAACTTTCCGATGTGACTGCTTACGCGGTCGGAGAGTCGCAAGAAATCACGGCAAGCGATCCTACTTTCAGCCCTGTCAATTTGGTTGCTCGAAAGTGGGCTACCTTGACCAGGGTTCCAAGCGAGCTTAACGACGACGCGGTGATTTCAATTGCAGACATGCTTGCCACTTCGATGGCACGGGCTCACGCATTGAAGGCTGACCAGTCTGGATTTCTCGGTGACGGGTCGACGACCTATCACGGCGTTGTAGGGCTTGCCAATGCTCTCAATGCTGGGTCGGTTAAGGCGGCTGCGGCTGGTCAAGTAACCGCTGCAGGATTGACGATTGCAGTCTTCCAAACCGCTGCAGGTGCACTGCCTGAGTACCCTGGAATCAACCCAGTTTGGTATTGCCACAAGGCAGTATTTTGGAATGTGCTTGCACGGCTCCAACTCGCTGCAGGTGGCAACAACTACGTTGACCTGGGAGCGGGTCCAGTGCTTCAGTTCATGGGCTACCCGGTCGTCTTTTCTCAGGTCTTGCCTAGCACGATCGGCACTTCGACCAAGTTTGCCTACTTCGGCGATCTTGGCATGGCTTCGACGCTCGGTCTTCGCCGTGGCTTGTCAATCTCTTCGGACGCTTCGCGTTACTTCGATCTGGATCAGATCGCCTACCGATCCACGATTCGGTGGGACTACAACGTTCACGAGCGCGGCGATGCAACCAACGCTGGGCCGATCATTCGACTCGAAACCCCAGGTGCCTAATCCACAACCCAACCAAAGAAAGCAGGTGATATTTTGAACGAATTACAACATTGCAAATTTGTCTCGGCTATCAAGCCAGCAGCGATTCTTGATAACGCGTCGGCTACGGCGGATGTTATTGATTGTCGCGGGTTTGATTTCCTTACGGTCATCGTCCAACTCGGTGCGACTGACATCGCGATGACGGCTCTCAAGCTTGAAACGTCTTCGGCTAGCGGTGGATCTTACGCCGACTTGACCGGTGCGACTTTCGCAGGCGGTTCAGGTCTTGGCGGTGCTACCTTGGCACTTCCATCGGCTACCGACGACGGGCAAACTTGCGTTTTCCAAGTCGATATGCGTGGCAAGAATCCTTTTGTCAAAGTTGTTGCAACCTTCGGCGATGGATCGAGCGGCGGATTCGTTGCGGCTGTGGCTGTCCTCAGTCGAGCCAAGTTCCCGCCGATCACTTCGGCGACAACTGCCGACGGTGATGTTTGCTTGGTCGTCTAATGATCGAGCTTTTAAAAGTTTGGCAAGGCTTTCCGATCGGCCATCGGTCGGAAGCCTTTGGAAAAGGCGTTGAAGAAATTTTGATTCAAAGGGGGATAGCACGTGCGATTGATACCGGAGTTAGTGACCGGGCCGACAGCCGAGCCGATCACCCTAAGCGAAGCAAAGAAGCAACTAGAGATCGCAAGCAGCGACACTAGCCACGATGTTCATATTGCCGGATTGATTCAAGCAGCAAGAGAACAGTGGGAGCACGATACCGACAGCGTGACGACGTTTAGGACTTTGCGGGTCCGCATTGCGTCTTGGTCGGATGGTTTATCACTTCCAAGATCGCCAGTTGAGTCGATCACTTTGATCCAATACTTCGACGGTGCTAACGCATTGCAGACGCTCCAATCGTCGATCTATCAATTGCACGATGACTCGATCAGGATTGCTTACTTGCAAGTCCTACCAGGGACAGCAGCTAGATGGGACGCTTGGTCAATCAACTACAGGGCAGGCTATAGCGTCGACGGTGCCAAGGTGCCAGCGATCGCTAAAAACGCGATGCTCTTGCTGGTAGGGCATTACTTCGAGAATCGAGACATGCTCATGTCCGATGCGTTGCAAACGATGCGACCTTACGAGGCCTTGGTTCGGCGTTTCATGCGGAGTAGCTACCCATGAGCGGACGGCCAAAAGACTTGAGGCTTGGTGCACTTCGCCAGCGGTGCACGATCCAGCAACCAACAGAGACGCAGGACGCAGCAGGCCAGCCGATCGTTACATGGTCGGCGTACGTTGTCGATGAGCCTTGCGAGTTCCAGCCGACGGGCGGTTTCGAGTCGATGCGAGGGCGGCAACTCGAAGCAGGGACCAGAGCTATTTTTCGAGTGCGATACCGAAGCGGATATACGCCAAAGATGCGGGTATCGTTCGATGGCGAAACTTACGGCATCACGGCGATAAATAAGGTAGATGGCCTTAATCGGTACATGCTTTTAGTGTGTTCGGCGGTGCTAACATGAACAGAGTAGAAATTAAAATCAACGAGGCTTTGATTAAGGCGGTTTCTGATATTCCGCTGACTCTGCGAAATGGTCCTCTTGGTCGATGCCTCGGCTCGTTTGCAAGGCCTATTGCACGGCAAGCAGGATCGCTTGCAACGTCATCGAGGGAAACAGGATCGCGGGAAAGATGGTCGAAGCGGTTCAAGAATAACGCGGCATTCCAAAACGATTCGAAGCAGCATTTTAGCCATAAGGTTTTGCGGAACGGCATCGGCGTTTACATTGGAGCAACGTACCCAAAGGGCAACAAACAGCAGTTTGTGATGCCAATAAAAAAAGGTGACAGCTACGATCGCTACCACTGGGGAAAACCTGGGCAGACGATTACAACAACGAGCCGACGCGGGACGACTTATACCTACATTCGCGGCCAGTCAAAAAACAAAAAGAAAAACGCCAACAAGCGAAACAACCCAACTACCGCGCGTTTTCCAGTCCAAGAGCGTGCAACGGTGCGAGCCTTCGACCAAACCAAACAATCGGCGGAGTCTGCTTTTTTGGCTCAACTGCAAAAAGAAATTAAGGAGATACGTTTTGGCTAGAAATCTAAAATTGACCGACAAAGTGACTTTTGCAAGCGGTACGACATCGACCGGGCTAAAACTCCAAGGAACCATCCCACTAGCGATCGTCACCCCAGCAGGATTGGCCAGCACTTCCGTCACGTTTCAATGCTCGCTAGACGACGGGACTACATTTTTCGACCTCTACAACGGATCGTCGGCGTACTCGCTGACCGTAGCAGCTAGTCGGTACGTCGCATTAAACCCCGACGTATTCGAGGGCGTGCGAACAATTCGCATAATCGCTGGGTCAAGCGAAACCGCCAAGGATATTTTTATCGTCAGTGGGGAGCGTTAAGAATGTCGGCGATCGGCGAAGCATTGCGAACTAAACTGCTGTCCTACCAGGCGGTATCGGCATTGATAGGCCAACGCATGTACCCAGATGCGTTAGTTGAAGGCGCGACGCTTCCGGCAGTGGTTTATTACGTTACGTCGACCAATCGACAACACAACCTCGATGGCGTTGAAAAGTTTGCTCAGGCGAGATTTACGATCGAGTGTTACGCACTGACAAGAGCGACCTGCAGCGCGATAAGCAAAGCGATTCGCGAAACTGGAATATCTAGTTTTCGCGGTGTCGTAAGTGGCTATACTTTTTGTGGAATCCTTTTCGATTCCGCTGACGAGTATTTACAGGAATCGCCAACCGATGGCAACCAGGAGCATCGGTATCTGGTTAGTTTTGATCTCTTGGTAAGTTATAAGGAGCCTTAAACATGGCAGCATTAACCGTGGCGGACACCGGACTTGGAGCAACCATTTCTGGGACTGGTTTGGTGACAGCTCAGGTAAAGCGAATCAGCGGCATCAAGATCGACGTTGATACTTTGAATATCAGCCATCTTGGGACCACTGGATTCGAGGAGCTTCGCCCAAGCGATCTGCGAAAAAATGGCGAAGTCGAAGTCGAGTTCAATTGGCTTGGAGCGGCTCCACCGATCACAACTGCGATGATTCCATCGGCTGAACCATACGCGGGCATTTCAGTGACAATCACCTACCCAGGAGCCGGTAGTTACACTGGCACGGCGTTCGTCAAGTCAGTAGAATTTCCGTCGGCTGAGCCCGGCCAGGTCATGACCGGCAAGTATGTGCTTCAATTCGACGGGGCCACAGATTTTGCCTTTACAGCAGCGTAAGGATGAACAATGTTTTCGATCAAACAGCAAATGGGGATCAGTGTCCGAACGGGCACTGAGGTTAAACTAAAGCAGTTTCAAGTATTCTTCGATGGCGTTCTCGTCGGGTATCTACCCTACGGGGCCAAGTCGCAGATCCAAGCATTGTTCAACTTCCCGCATGATTCGCTAAATGATGACGTGCTTGTAGAACTTGGCATGGTCGCGGCTGAATTGCAGGGTATTGACTCGGTGACGGTCGAAGGGCCGGAGCAATACTCTAGGCAATTCGTCGAAGCGGTCCAAAAAGCACTCGATGAGGAAGGCGAAGACGATGAGTAAGAAGGATGCGTTTTTTGCGCTGGCCTCAAGGCCTCTGCGATCAACTCAGGTAATGATTGAAGGCGAAGTTTTTACGCTTCGCGAATTGTCTGAGGCTGACGCTTCCGAAATGGAGGTGGCGATGCAAACCAAGGACGGCAAGTTCGATTTTGCGCGGCATCGGATGTTGCTTGTCACTTACAGCCTTGTAGACGATGACGGAAAGCGAATCGTGGACAACTGGGAACAGTTGAAAGCGTTTCCGAGGTCGATCATCGGGCGACTTTATGAGGCGTGCTTAGAGCTTTCCAAGTACGACGAAAAGGAGATTCGCGACTTGTCAAAAAAATCAGACGAAGCCGAAAGCTAAAGTTAGCTTTTCGGCTGGCGTTGAAATGGGGGATCGAGGATCCGATGGGCTGGGCGTCAAGCCTTCCATCTGGTGCGCTCAATCAGTGGCTAGCGTTCGACTCAATCGAGCCAATAGGAGAAGAATGGATGCAAACCGCCAAGATCCTAGAGGCTCTGTATTTGCCCATCTACGCGAAGGCTGGGCGCAATGCTCCGGATGCTAGCGACCTAATGCCGGAACGCTTTACGCGGCCAAGGAAAAGCGTTTTAAGCGAGATCCTTGGAGCGGCTAAAGCATCGTCGGCAATGGCAGAACAGTTCAAAGCAATGATTGGAGCTGCGAAATAAGATGGCCCAGACGATCAACATTGCGAATATCAAGATCGGCATGGACGTTGAGGAGCTCCGCAAGAACGGTCAGTTCACCAGAGGCGAGCTTTCAAGTCTTTCTAGAACGATAAAAGCGGCTGAGTCTCCATTTCAAAAGATGGCCAAGGATGTTGCATTGCTGGACCGGGCGTTTGCTGCTGGCGGATTGAATGCAGCCAGCTACAACGCAGCGGTGGACCAACTAGCCAAGAAGCACGGTTTAGCGGCAATGCACGCAGAAAAAGCGGCCGCGGCTGAGGCTCGATTGGCGAAGGCGAAAGCCGATAGCATGGCGGCGATGTCGCGTCAGCAGATCGCATCGGAAATACCAGATCCCTTTAAGAACTGGGGATCAGTCGATATGAAGACGCAAGAGGTCAATGGGTTGTCTGGTGCCCTGCGTGGTATCGGTGCGTCTGCTGTCGCTTTAGGGGCTAGCAAGGGCATTCTTGATTTTGGAAAGGCGGCGGTTTCCGTTTCGATGATGCGGGAACAGGTTCAGGCTCAATTAGAGGTGCTGACAGGATCAGAGCAAGCTGCCAAAAAGCTAATCGCGGCGACGATCGAACTGGACCAAAAATCGGCTCTATCAGCGAGCCAATTTCAGGATGCAGGAAAGATCCTTTTGGGCTACGGTCTTAGTGTCACCGAAGTAATCCCTACGCTCAATAAGTTGTCTGAAATCTCGATGGGCAACAACGAGAAAATGCAATCGCTTACCCTTGCCTTTGGACAGGTGCGGGCTAACGGGCGACTGATGGGCCAAGAAGTCTTGCAAATGGTCAATGCTGGATTCAATCCATTGCAGGAAATCAGCCGGACGACCGGCGAATCGATGGCGTCGCTTCGCAAGCGAATGGAAGACGGCAAGGTGTCTTTCGAGGAAGTTGCAAAGGCGATGGAATCGGCCACAAGTGCGGGCGGTCGATTCTACGGCATGAACGAAAAAATGGCCGGGACTACGGCGGTTAAGATTTCCAAGTTGCAAACAGCATGGCAAAACCTTCTAGCAAGGGAAGGTGCCATGATGCAACCGGGAATAAATCTTGCCTTAGATGCGATCAATAACAATATCGACCAAATGCCGCAGCGAGGGCAAGCGATAACCGGCTGGTGGATGACTTTGACTGGCAAGGCGAACGAATACTATCGGCAACTTGAAGAAACAAACAAAGTTAAAAAAGAGGCTGAATCGCTCGACAAAAAAGCTGCTGAAACAGAGGCCCAAAAAGCTAAACTTGCCAAGGATCGAGCCGACGCAGAGGAGCGAGCGGCCAAGGCACAGCAAGCGGCTGTTGATGCCGATAACAAGCGAATCGACTCAGAGCGTGCGGCTTTTCAATCCAGAATCAAGGCGATCAGCGATGAACGGACCAAGGCAGGCTTTGGAGGCGATACAGAAGCCTTCAAAAAGGCTCAACTGTTCGATGATACCTTTGGCATGACCGAGGGCGAAAAACAGCAGGCTCGCGCGGCACTGATTGAATTGGACGAAACGCGAAGGCTCAATGAACTCAATGCGGCTCAAGCATCGATCGACGCTGCAAATAAAGAACTTGAGATCCAAAAGCGAGTTGCGGAAATGAAGGATCAAAACTTTTTGGCTAGCGATTCGCTTCGCAAGGAATACGCACAGCTAGACGAGATGTTTCGTCGTCAACTTGTCGAAGCAGGCGACAACGAAAAGCAAAAAGAGGCGATCAGAAAAAGGGCGGCATTGGCTCAGCAGTCTATTTTCGCAAGAAGCGATTTCCAAACGATGCAAGAGCGAAAACAAAATGCTCAGGATCGATTTGGAAACCCTGCTGAATTGATCGCCAAAAACATCGCTCCGGCCATGCGTGCAGGCTCCAAAGAGGCGGCATCGTTTCTACTTCAGCAGCGAACAGACGCGGCTGAAAAAGCAGAGCGGAAGAAATGGCAGGATTCTTTGCTTGCTGAAACTCGTCGCGGGAATGAGTTGGCTGTTAATGCACCAAGACTTGCGAGGGCTCGATAGTGGCAAATGAGATCGTCGGCTCGGAACAGCGAAAAGGATCGGGATCGGTACGCAAGGGCGAGGGCGTTACTCTAATCCTCTCGGAGACTTGGCACTTCCGAGTTAAGACAGATCAGGTTACTTCGAGTCGATCGGACGTTTTATTTAACACACCAGGATTGCCAAGGGCCGGATTGATTTATGGGCCTCTTGGCTTAGTGTGCGACTCCATCGAGTGCGATCGCGAAGAGCTACACGCCCAGTATTGGAACATTACTTGCCAATTCAAGACCGGGACTGAGGAACAAAAACAGAACGCCGAAAACAACCCGGACCCGGCGACGTGGATACCGATATTCAAGATTGATTCGTTCACTACCAAAGAAAAGGTAATCTCAAAAGATCGATCGACACCAGCAAAGTATCCTGTTAATTCTGCTGGCACTCCATTCGATCAACCGCTTACGGCGACTTCGAGCCTGTGCCAATTTTCATTCACGCAGTTTGAAGAACCAGGGCTAAAGATTAAAGACTTCTTGGATCGGAATGATTGCGTTAACTCGTCGTCATTCGATGCTATCGGCCAGATATTCGCGGCTCGAACGTTACTCATCGAAGTTCAAGAAGCGGAGTTAGGGTCATACGCAGGCTATACCGCTTGGCGTGCACGTTATCGCGTTACATACGATCCAGACACTCACGACGAGAAGCGAGCCGACATGGGCCCGTTTTATCTCGATGCTGGCGTTCTTAAGCGGTACATGGATGACACAAACGCATTCGGTATCGTTGGGGCACTTGATGGCTCAGGTGCCAAGGCAGCAACGCCAGCGGAGTTGTCGTTTCGCAACAAAAAAGAAATCTCTTTCAATTGGATCAGGACTAGCTAATGGCCGACGATGCGATTGTTGGGTTCAACAACTCAGACGCTCAGGAGCTTTTGAAGCTTATCAAAGGTCAATCGTCGACAGGTTCGATGTCCAGCGACACGATCAGCGACAACGCTACATGGTTTGGAGTAGCGACAACAACAATCACTGCAAGAGTTGGATCGACGCTTGGTACAGGAACGGTTCAGATCAAGTACGTTGACGATTCAAACGTACTCCAGAATTTGCATACCGTCGACGTCGTCAATGCGGGTTCAGCGATCGACTCGGCAAAATACGTCAAGGTCTTTAGAGTTGGCAATAAACTATCAGCGGTGGAGATCTGCTAGATGGGATGCTTTGGTAAGTGCAATTGTCAATGCGAATGTCTCCCCGTCGAGGACTTGCCGACAGTGACGATCGCCAATCATACCGGCAACGGATGGACCGGAACCTGTTGCTATCAGCAAACGTTTACGCCCAATACGACGCCAAGCTGGGGCCTGTCATGCTCTGCGATGCTTTTTGAGGCCTCTGCTGTTGAAAAGTGCATAACAGAACATTGGAGGCTTCTAGGCTCTCTCTATCGCGGATACGAAATCAGCCCTAGCACTTGCGAAGACATACCTGAGAATCCATTCTGTCCGCCAGATCCAGGCAAGGAAAAGATAGCAACAACAACAACGGATTGGACCTGGACCGACAATGCTTTTATGGCGTTATGGCGAAGACCAAAAGAGATCATCGTCCAGATCAGTCGCGAGGATGTGAATTGTGATGGAGTCGAAGGGCAGACCGGAGGATGTAAGATTGTCATTCGGTCGCGGTATGTTTACGAGTACGCTACCAAGATATACGGCAACGCGAACGATACGCTTGATCAAACCGTAACGATGCACAGCGGAACGTGTTTTGAGGCCAATCCAGACGCAATAGTAACATCGACAACTCCAACCGCTTTCACTTGTAGCGATGTCCCGTCAACTCCGCCAACTAGCGGAGACTGCAGGACGTTTGGAGAGTTCTATTTTGACCGCGTCAAATACTTTGACGATATGCCAACAGGCAATCATCAATTCATCAATGCCGACGTGCCAGGATGCACGGCGTCAACTTGCAACTACGATCCGTATAATTACCTTTCGCAGGTTTGCATCTACTCTCCATCGGGCGATTACCTTCAGCAGTTTTGCACCTATCGCGAGCCTTGCTACTGCCTTGCACCAATCAACCAAGTATCGGCAACGATCAATCAGGACGCGATTTCACGCACTGACGAGGTTCCGGTTATCAGCGGTTGCACTGGATGCGGAGGGCCTGGAATCTGGATTTGCACAACGGACCTGTGCGACGAGGTTGCTAGCGTTTGCCCAGATACCGCTTATGCGATGGAAAAACTAGGCTTTGAAATCGACGACGAAGGAATACCAGTTTGCCTAAGACCTGCAGTCGGTAGCAACGGCGTTAGGACGTCGATCGTCCCGGCTTGCGGCTGGAATCGATCAATCGAGGGCGTAGGAGGCGTTATACCACCTTACTTCCAATCGCACGATCCTTGCACCATAGAAAGTTGCGATGCGGATTGCTGCGAATACATTGACGATTGCCCATGCTGCGTTAATGAGTCATGCACGCCAATTTACAGCAACGAATATTTCTCAACAGTTATCGAGCACACTAGGTCTCAGACCTGTAGCGGCGTTACCCAAAGATCCGTTTGCACAAATGCACCACAATGGACAATCAATCTAGCCTAAACCTGAACATCGACGGTTCGCCCTATGTGCCCGGCGTGGCTCCGGTTCCTCGGACGTTTACGATCACGATGCAAGGCGATCCACCGAAGACCATTTCTCAAGAAGAAATCAAGCGTCGTAAAGACGAGCGAACAGCCAAGCAAGGCAGCTTTGCATGGGCCAAGCTTCACGGCTATCGAGGATGCGATCCGCAGTGGCTCGATATTTGGCAGTACCTGATTCCATCGCGATGCGATTGCAAAGACGGATACCAAAAGATCCTTGAGGAATATCCGCCAGACTTCAGCAGTCCCGAAGCGTTTTTCGCTTGGGGCGTCGAGATCCACAACGCGGTCAACCGCAAGCTTGGGAAACCTGAACTAACGATCGAAGAAGCATACTCGATTTGGAGGAAAGACGATGCCGATAAAAACAGCGGGACGAATATACCTTGAGGAGTTGTGCGCAAAATTCCCTGAGGCTTCCAACCTCGGACTAGCAAAGCGAGCCAGGAAAGAACGTCCAGAGTCTTTCACATCGCTCGAACATGCTCGATCGACTGTTCGGCAAATACGAGGAGCCAACGGGAAGCGTAACTCCCCCTGGGCCACACAACCAAGAGCCAAGGGTAAGGCAGGGCAAAAACCGAAAATGCCCCCTTCGTTGGCAGAACCGTTTGAGGTCTTTACAATCGATTCCAAGCGATGCGGAATCATCTCCGACGTTCATATTCCATACCACTCTGAAGTCGCGTTAGAAGCAGCGGTAAAGGCTTTAAAGCAGGTCAAGATTGATACCTTGCTGATTAACGGTGACTTCGCTGACTTCTACCAAGTCTCGCGGCATCAACGCGATCCGCACA